TAGGTAGTTAGGTAGCCTCGGCGGGCTATCTCATTAAGGGCGTTTTGCACGGCATCCACAATTATATTCTCATCACCGATAACCCCAGCGCTCACGTTAATTACATTATTAGTGTAGTTACGGTCTTTTTGTTGGTTAGGGTTAAAGTTAATACCTGCAACGTTTTGGCTACTAGACATACCTGCAGCTATATCTAACACGTTTTGGTCATAGTTACGGTCTTTGTTTTGGTTAGGGTTAAAAGTAATGCCCGCGTTAGGGTTGAGGTTACTAGTGCCCCCTGGCATTACTATGCCTGGCAAGGTCAAGGTAGGGAACTTAAACTTAGCTAGTAAATCTAGGGCAGCTTGTAGGTTAGCCAGGTTAATTAGATCGGTTGACTTCATACTCGCTAAGACGTTATTTATGTCTAGCAGCTTGGCATCTTGCTTTTGCAAAGCGCCTAATATCTTTAAGTCCTCGTTTAGCTTGGCCGTGGCCTTGACTATGGCTGCATCATTCTTAGAGGCTATGGCATCCTCTAGCGCTGCTATATCTTGCTTAACCTTTAGCCGCTGTACATCGTTAGCTATGCTTAAAATCTGTGCACTAGTAGTGGCCTTACCTAACGCCTCAGCCTGCCCTATGAGCGCAGCGTTGAGCTGTATAGCATCCATATTGAAAACATCGTTACCCTTAGCTAAAGCTAGGTTTGCCTTGTCTAAAATTGCCTGTGACTTTTTATCTGCAAGGATTTTAGCCTGGGCTGCTGCCTGCTCTTTAGTAAGGGCTGTTATTTTCTTTTGTGTACTTAAATATGTGCCTGCCTGTATTGGATTTTTTTGGCCACCTACCGCTGCAATACGCGCCGCTTTTGCCCCTACCTCTGTAAGTAAGCTCAGGTAAGTACCAATAATAGGTATCATCGCTACATCTAACTTAAACCCGCCTGGTAGTTTATCTAACTGAGATAGCAGTACGCCCATACCTCTTATTAAATTAGCTACGTTAGTAGCCGCGTTTTCCATATTAGTAGCAAGGTCTGATACTGAACTATCATCGCCTAGCATCTTTAAGGCATCTATAAGGCCCGTACCTATAATCTCTTTTACATTGGCTGAGGCCACACCTAATTTAGCTAAGGATCCTGCAAAAGTCTCTGAGGCTGCTTTTGCAGAACCCTTAAAAGTTGTAGCTAAATCGTTCGTTATGTCATTAAAAGATTTAGTTTTAAGATCTGCTTTAGATATACCTACACCTAATTTACCTAAGGCTGTGTTATTACCTAAGTACGCTTTGCTTAAAGCGCCCGTAACTGTGTCTAAATCTTTGCCTGTAGATGCGCTTATGTCTAAAGCAATACCTAATAGGCGTTGTGTCTCGGCTGTATTTTTAGTAGCTACCGCTAGCTTTTGATAAGCGGGCCTTAGTAAATCATCTATAACGCCAAACTCACTTTGTAAGGTTTGTATAAATCTTTCGGCTGAGGCAGCATCGCGCTCTAATCCTACGTTTTTTAATGCTAGGGCTAGCTGTTGCTGTGCCTTTTGGTCTGCAGCTGCAGCCTTTACTGAGGCTTTGGCATAGCCAATAACGGCAGCCGTGCCAAAAGTAAGGCCAAAAGTTTTAGCTAGACTTTTAACTGATTTACTAAGCTTGTCTGTAGCTGTCTCAGCTTGCTTAAAGGCTTTTTTGCCTGTGAACTCCGAAGCTATATCTATAACTACGCTGGCCATAATTACACCTTTGTACTTTTATTAAGGGCAGCCCCAGCTGAGTTAATAGCTGTAATAACCGCATCTCTAGCCTTGCCGTTATTCTCATCGTAGGCTCTGAATAAAACGCGCCCCTGCATCTTGTCTTTACCCTTAAAAGGTGCGTTGTACTTTTGCTGTTGATTTTTTACAAAGACACTCTCAGCGCTTAACTTACCCATACGCTCATAGATAGATGCTGCAGCATTTTTGTTAAAAATACTGACTAGAGATCTAAAGCCTTTAGAATTAGGTTTTGAGGGTGTGGTCTTATAGCCTATTTTAGATTTTGCTATGCTTACATCATAGGTAGGGAACGTGCCCGTAGAATTAGGCCGTGTCACCCAGCCGCTTAGTATCTGTCCATTATCGGGCAGGTATCCCTTGCCAGTTTTAACTATAGGTTTAAGGGCAGCTGCTACCTCTTTAGGCAAGGCTTTAGCCAGGTCAGGGGTAAACTTTTTTAGCGCCTTGCGTAGCTCAACGCCGCCCCTTACCTCTACTGGCATTTTGTTGCTCCTTAGCTCTATCGTTTATTACTTTAAGCATATTCTTAAACATCACATCATCCAGGTCTAGTAAGTACTGAGGCGCGATACCCGTTTCTACGGCTAGCTGCGCTATGAGGTAACCAAAGCTACCGCGCCCCACTACCCCAAAGGGTCATCATCTAGTACCTCAACCTTGGCTAAAGTGTCTAAAAACTCTGCCCCAAACATAGGTACGGTCTGCCCGCTGGATCGTAAACACTCCCAGGCCAACCAGTAAACATCACTTTGGCGCTCGAAATCTCTAAAAACCTTGTGGAAGCCTGCCTTTGCGTATAACTCAAAAGCATACTCAATACGTGGCGTAATCTGATGATCCGATACGCTGCCGTCTGCCCTTGTTATTTTAAGTTTTGCCATTGTGTTAGCCCCTTTGGTTTCTTATCAGCTTGTAGATATTACAATGACTGAATTACAGGTAAAAGTAATTGACTGGGTAGCAATATCGGCTACTGCGCCGTTAATGTCGGTAGTGTTATTTACTAATACTGTTGTGCTGTATAGCGGGTTAGTCGCTGAGGTTGCAGCGTTTGTCTGCTTTAGCGTAAGGGTCACGGTTGTACCCCAAGCAGCTTGCAGCGTTGCATTTACATTAGCGGCAGCCGTGTCAGATAAAAAGTCTAGAGTAATTGTGCTGGCCTCTAGGCCTTTAACAAACTTATGAGCTGTATCGCCCATAGCTGTTACCTCTAGCTCATCAAAGCTACGGTTAATAGTTGCGCTTGTTACGTGATCAGATAGGGCTACGCTGTTTAGCGTGACCACTACACCGTTGGATAAATAAATAGCCATCGCTTATGCCTCGTCCTTTTCTGTAGGTGTTTCTTTTGTTTTTGTCTCTTTAACCTCTACTGGCAGCTCTTGGCCAATTTTGATTAAAAACGCTTTATCCTCATCTGTTAGTGCCATTTTAGCTCCAGCTCGTTAGTACGGATATTTGTAGGTCTGCAGTTAAATAGTCACCTGCAGCAACGCTTAGTACGCTAGGCGCGCTCACGCTTGTAACATTAAATACGATTGTGCTAGCGGCTAGCTTGGCAAAGACAGCTACTATTGTGTCCTCTATGCCTATAAGGTTTGAAGCATTATCAAACATAGGCACCGTCATAATAATCTTAAAATTAGCCATTGGCGAGATAGTCGCGTATGAGTTGTTATTGGGCGTGATATATGGATCCGCAGGTGCCACCACTATTGAGCTACTTTGCATAGTGCTAGGCGGGTAATTAAATACCGTCCATACACCTGTATTAGCTAAAGCTGCAGCTATGGTGCTGCGTAGCGTAGTTATTGCGGCTGCCATTATCCGACCATACTTGCGGGTGAAAGATAATTTGCTAAGAGGCCTCTTACGGATGCCAAAAGCGTATTTGACATTTTGAACGGGCTAGGACTATAGCCGTCTAGACTAGTGCCGCCGTTTTGTGTACTAAATCTAGATGTCCATATATTTTCTGCCAACATCAAAGCTGCAGCGTTAATAGCTGGGGTATTGGCATAGGTAGCAGTTTTTGTATCGTCACCTGTCATAGTGCCGTAAGGCAGTACGCGCCTAAAGTTTTGATCTGCCGCTACTTTTGCATATTGTATAAAGCTATAGCCCTGTGGGAATTGCCAATAGTTAAGCTGCATATTAAACGCAGGCAAGATATTAGAGGTGCCTGTGCTAAAAGGAATTGTGCCCGTAATTGTGTAAGTACCGTTAAAGGTTGAACCAGCCCCAGCAATAGTTACTGATTGGCCCGTAGTAAAGATGCCAGGGTTGGCAACCATAACTGTAGCGACATTAGACACTAACGCGGTACCGACTACGGGCGCGCTGTCAAACCATAAAAAGCCGTTTATTAGATCTTGTGCGGCTTGGCAGGTGTCCTCTATCCAGGTGTAAGCATCGTACAAAGTGCCAACGCCCAGGCTAGCCTTTAAGGTAGCAGCTGTTACATACGTTGCTGGCACTTGTGTACTCCTATCTTACTTAGGTTTGGTAAGCCTCAAAGGGCTAAGAGGCCTACCAAACTATTAGTGGGTTTTCTTAGGTGAAGTTGTAACGGATAATACCCTTAGGCATCTTGGCAATAGTTGCCATATAGCCATAGATAGCTACCTGCACCTGTAGGTTGGATACTACGTTTACTGACATATAGGCAGTAGGTGATTGGTAAACAGTAAAGGCCTCAGGCGCAAGAATAATCGCTGAGTCATCCACAGTTGTAGTAGCCGCAAAGTTCTTATCTACGTATAGATCAAGGCCTAGTACGTTGCCGCGGATTGAACCAGGCTGTGTTAACCCAGCTGCGTTCATTGGTTGGCTAGAAGAATAAATAGGTCTTCCCGTTGAATCCACAGCGCCAAGAAGTAACTGCCATTGTGAACCATTAGCAATATAGTTATTAGCAAAGTAACCAGTAGCCTCGTAAACAAGACGTGCGGCCTCAGATGTATAACCAATAATGCCTGCAGATGTAGCAGCTTGTGCAGTAGTAGCTACTGTTCCAGCTGTCACAAGGGCCGCCAAAACGGTGGTATCAAGAGTTTTCAAATACGCATTTTGTAGCTGTGTAGTTAGCTCTGCATAAAAGTTAGGATCTGAGCGTTCTAAAAGCTCAATACTGATTGTATTCATACCTGAATACTTTTTAACTGTACCTGATAGATATTCTGTAACCATACCTGTATTTTCTACAGCTCCAGCTTCATTTTCTACAGTTACTACAGGTGCAACGCCTGACTGGCCGCCCGCACTTGTCACAAGAGACGGTATGTTAATAGTCATACCGTTTGCTGGCAAAGTACCACGGCTACACGCATCTATAGCAGGTGTGCCAAAACGTGTATTAGTTGGAAACTCTGATAGGTACTGAGTTGGGTTAAACGCTGGGTTAGTAGAAAATGAGTCATCTGCAGCTGTTACATATAGCTTGCTATCTTCATTACCTAATGCAGCTTTAATCTTGTGTTCTGTGTATGCACCCATAGACGTAATAGGTGTACGTACGCGCTGAGAGTTAAGT